ATGCTGCAAAGCAATTACCCGCCCGACGAAGAGGCGGAAGTTCCTGACCCAATGACGACTACGGAGATTCGGCGGAAGATGATGACGACGCTGCCCAATGGGTTTACAGCGTCTCAGCTCAAGTCGGAGCACCCAAACGCTACCTACCAAGAGTTCTTGCGGGCGCAAATCGCCGAGTCCGCGCGGCCCAAATCCATGCCGCTAATCAAGGCGATGTGCGATGCGAGCAATTCAAACTTTGCGTCGGGAAAGCTAGATAACATCACATATTACGACTACTTGGATGTAGACATCGACGACTGTGACGATTTGGTTTGTGACAAGCTATTCGATCGTTGGTTTGATGCCGCAATCTTCGCATTCGGATGGTTGGGTGGAAACCCTGACGCTGTAGGGCCATCCGCACGCAGCCACGTCTGGGATTGGCCTACTCACAAGGTCGCAGACGAAAAAGCGCAGGCTCTCGCTAATCGGGAAAAGCTCGCCAGCGGACAAGTTCTGCTTCCCCAACTCTACTCGCAAGCCGGATTGGACTTCGAGGACGAAGTTGCACGGGCAGCGTCCTCGCTTGGAATCACGCCCGAAGAACTGAAAACGCGGTTGTTAGACGCCAGCTTGCCGCCAGTCAAAGTTCCGGGGGCAGAGCAGGAGCCTGATGAGCCAGAGGGGGAGCCGACGCCAGCCGCCGACGCATACGCAACTACCAACCGCCTAAACGGCTACCTGAATGGACACGCGAACGGAGTCCACTAATGGCTAAGACATTTCCAAAGATCGTACTTACTGCACCTGCTGCAATTAATGCAGCGGAAGCGGAAGGCGAAGCGAAGGGACCGCCTACCTTCGACGTGTTGGCTAATACCGGCGTTCCAATGGACATTGCCGGCTATGACCTACCGTTGGTCATTGATCTACAAGGGGTCTCATTTGGCAAATCAGTAGTTGCCAATCTCGACCACGACTCGAAACAGCGTGTCGGCCACGTCACTGAAAAGAACGTGACCGCAGAAGGCATCCGCTTCAAGGGCGTCGTGTCGGCAGATACCGCAGCAGCCCGTGAGGTAGTTGGAACCGCAAAGAACGGCTTCCCGTGGCAGGCATCTATCGAAGCCTATCCCGGCAAGGTGGAGGAAGTTCCAGAGGATGAAGAGGTGGAAGTCAACGGGCAGACATTCCAAGGCCCGCTCTACGTGGCTCGGACAAGCAAGCACGTCGCCTTTGCGTTCGTTAGTCACGGCGCAGACGACAACACAACCGCGACTATTGCGGCCACCGCCGCACAACGCAAGGAGAAGAAGATGAGTGCCAAGTTAGAAGCCAAGTTCCAGGCGTGGGTAGAAGAGAGCTTGCCTGGCATCGACATTGAGTCGGCGTCCCCGGAAGTGATTGCGACGCTGCAAGCCGACTACGAAGGCAAGCAAGGCAAGCGGCGTAGCAAGTCCACTCCCAAGTTGGACGACATTGTGGCCGCAAAGCAAGCGGAAGTCGATCGCCAAGAAGAAATCACGCTGATTGCCTCTGAAGCGTGCGATCGCCGGCCTTATGACATCGAAAACATTAAGAGAATTGCCGGCGAGGCATTGGACGAGAAATGGTCAGTCAAGGACTTCCGGCTTGCCCTGTATGAGTCCGCAGTACCGCCGGCTGCTACCGTTAGCAGCGGTCGTGACAAGAACCGCCTTGGCCGTGAGGTCATCGAGGCCGCAGTGTGCATTTCAGGTCGTTTCAGCAATCTGGAAAAGCACTTTGACGAGCGGACGTTGGAAGCCGCCGACAAGTACATCAAGAAAGAGGGCATGAGCCTCAAGCAGTTGTTTGTGCTTGGTGCCCGTGCCAATGGATATACCGGCGGCGGATACCAAGTCACGGAGGAGGTCCACAACTACGCGATGGGCATGGTTGGCCCGAACCAACGCCAGCAAGTGCGTGCGGCGGCAGACTTCTCCACGATCAGCCTGCCGAACGTGTTTAGCAACGTCGCCAATAAGTTCCTTCGCATGGGTTGGGACGCCGTTGACCAAACCCCGTTGCGAATCGCCGAAATTCGTTCGGTCAACGACTTCAAGGAGATTACAACGATCAGCCTGACGGGCGGGATGCTGTTCCAGGAGGTCGGCCCCGGCGGTGAATTGAGTCACGGCGAGGTTGGCGAGCGGACCAACACGAACCAAGTCAAGACTCGCGGCATTCTGTTTTCGATTCGCCGCGAGGACATCATCAACGATGACCTTGGGGCGTTGACCGCGATTCCAAAGAAGATCGGTCGCGGTGGAATGCTCACGCTGAACCATGTTTTCTGGACGGAGTTCCTGAATCCAACAACGGCGAACTTCTGGCACAGCAACAACAGCAACGTCAATACCGGCGTGGCCGACATGACCATCGGAGGTCTGGCTGCCACGGAAATCATCTTCATGAATCAGACGGACCCCGACGGCAACCCGCTGTTGGCGCAGCCGGCGATTCTGTTGGTGCCGACGGCACTCAAGGCCGCTGCAACGGCGTTGATGGATGCCCAAAGCAAGATGATTACCGGGGCATCGTCAACGATCTCCGATGTGAACGTTTTCGCGGGCCGCTTCCGCGTGGAATCGTCGCCGTACCTGAGTAATTCGGCGTATACCGGCTTCGATGCGGCTGCGTGGTACATGCTCGCCGACCCGAACGACATCCCGGTCATCCAGATTGCCGCCCTCAACGGCAAGGTTGAGCCGACTGTGGAAACCGCCGACGCCGACTTCAATGTTCTTGGCGTGCGGATGCGTGGCTATGACGACATCGGCGTTCGCGTTCAAGAGCCGAAGGGCGGCGTTCGTGCTGATGGCGGCACCAGCTAATTAAATAAACCCACTAACTGAGAGGTGCAAATATGCCCAAAGTCACAATGCTGAGAAACCTTGCGCCAGTTTTCTATCGTGACAATAGTTCGGTCGCTGAATATGCGGACGGAGAAAAGTGTCACGTATCCGGCGAAACCTACGACGTGTCGCAAAAGTTCGCTGACCTGTTAGTGCAACGCGGCCTAGCAGAACTCGTGCAACCGCTGCGAGCCGTTCCGACTAAGGCACCTATCCACGGAGTCCAAGACGAGTCTCCAGTCTCGGATTCCAACGCCGACGAGGCGATTGCCAGCATCGTGTTGATGCGAAGCAAGGACAAGCTGCAACACATCATCGACAACGACAAGCGTGTTACTGTCGTTGACGCTGCTAAGAAACGGATGTCCCAACTGTGAGCGAACGATATATCTTTCTCGGAATGCCTGGATACGGTAGCCAAACCGCCGCCGCTGGCAGGTCGTTTTATCACGCCTGCCGCGACGCGACGGATGGTAGACGCTGCCCATCTAATGAATTTCGAGACAAGGTAATCAGGCAACAGAAGATCGGTTCGCTTCTGGCTTGCAACATGAACAGCCTGTGGGCAACAGCCAGAACGCTTGTCCATCGTGGCAATCGCATTGATTACTTTGCGATGCTCCATGATGACATCGGTTGTGAAGATTGGTGGCTCGATCGTCTAATTGACGAGCTGGAGTCAAGCGACCTGGACATTCTCGGCGTTGTCTCTCCGATCAAGGATTGCCGTGGTCTTACCAGCACGGCGATTGCTTCTGAGGATGGCGACCCGTGGAGTGTGACCCGTCTTTCAATGGAAGAGGTCTATCGCCTACCACCCACGTTTACCAGCGAGCATGTCGGCGGTGACTTGCTGCTAAATACAGGATGTTGGGTATGCAAGTTTGGCGTGCTTTCGGAATACCCGCTTTACTTCACGATCAATGACGAGATCACGTTTAACAAAGAGCTTGACTGCTACGTTGCTGACTGCGAGTCCGAAGATTGGTTTTTCTCTCGGTTGTGCCATAAGGCCGGATTGAAAGTCGGTGCAACTCGCAAAATCTCGCTCTTTCATGAGGGGCCGACGCGATATCTCAATACGCAACCGTGGGGCCGGGACAGGTTCGATTGCGGGGCGGTGAACGAAAGCCCAATCCCGCAACGTAGCGACGGGTTTAAGTTCCCGTATGACGTGGAGGGCTGGCTGTCGTTCGTCGAAGGAGAGGCACTATTCAATATTGCTCGCGGTAAGCGAGTCTTGGAAGTTGGCTCTTTCAAGGGCTTGTCAACGATTTGTCTTGCTCAATCCGCGTCTGAGGTCGTGGCGGTAGACCCGCATGACGGACGTGGGACACTCACGAAGCGTTGCGAGACGTTCGAGACGTTCCGAGACAACCTGATTAAGTATCAGGTCAAGGACAAGGTGCATATCGTGCGTGGCACGGTAGACGATCTATGCGAAATGGACGGTCCCTTTGACGTTGCTTTCGTAGACGGCGACCACAAAGAAGAGCACGTCTTGCACGACTACGAGGTTGCACGCGGGTTGTTGAAGCCCGATGGCGTTATTGCATTTCACGACTACGACAACGGCCGCGACCACGGCGTCAAGAAGGTCGTTGACAAACTAATCGCCGATGGCGGCGTACTTCTTTCGATTCACGGAACCTTGGCCGTCGTTAAACCGGCGGCTGCAATCCCTTTGGAGGTTTGAGAAATGGGACAAGCAGAATTTCGCAAAGGCCAATACAAAACCCGCAAGTTCACGCACAACACTACCGCTCTTACTGCGGGCGACGTTGTGCTGCTCGGTAACACCGCCGGGCTGGCAAATGGAATCGTCCATGCCGACGTAGCGAACGCTGCGGTAGGCACGATGGCGATTGGCGGCGGTATCTATGAGGTGACGAACCGCAACAACTCGGCAAACGGCGCGCTCGTCTATTGGGACGACACGAACAACTGGGTCACGTCTGTTTCCACCAATATGTCGAAGTTCGGTTATATCACCGAGAACGGCGGCGGCGGAACCAACAGTGCGTGCCTCGTGTTGCACGATCCGT